TCCTTAGGATCCTCGTTTAGTTTTTCTCTTTCTGATTCTATCCTGTTTAGAATTTCAAAGGCATCAAAAATAGCTAATTTTTTAGCGCTAGCTGCATTCTTTAACTTATCTGCTGCCAGGTCAGTTCCATCGTCAATAGGCTTGAGTATTTGATCAGATGCAACCTTTATAAGTTCCATTACTGCCTTTTCTCCAGCCTCTATTATCTGTAACTTTATTTCTTTTAATTCCATTTAATAGTGATGTTATTAGTAAACATCCTGTATAGTTTTTGATCGTCTATAGTAAAAGGATATTCACTATCTGGTTCGAATGCTATCTCATCTCCGACGCTTAGTCCGAGAGACAATAGCTCATCATTTATGTATTGAATAGTACCTACTAGGGGCTCCTCTTTACAGTTCTTTTTAATTACAGAGTCCTTAGATTCTATAGGCTTAATAAAGCAGTACTTAGAGTGCGCCTTCCATACATCGTTATGTTTGTACATAAAGAACTGTTCCTGATCAACAAAGAAAAGATCATCCTTAAAGTAGCTTGCGCCACTCTTTTCTCTTCCTCGCATGTCGTAATACAGCTTAAATACATTATGGTGTACTAATAACGTATCTCCTTTAGTTATCTCTCCTGAGTAGTTAATAGGGGTCTCTATCACCTCTGCATATCTATTTGAAACCGTATGGTCTTCTTGAGATACACTGGTGATTAATTCAATTCCTCCTATCTCTTTGATGTTATCATATCGCCTACCATTTAATGGTTTAACGATAAACATATTTGGGGATTTCATTAGAAGTTTATGTTATACTCTATAGATATAGGCATATTAGAATTAAACTCCTTCCAAAGAAATACTTCGTCTTCCTTCTCTATCCAGATCTTAATTCCTCCTGTCATATCATCTAGTCGTATGTGATGTATGGTGTGAGAATTATTCAATACAGGCTGACCTACAATGTAATGCATACCATTACTTTTGTAGTCAGCCCCTATTGTTATTTTTCTAATATCGAACATTATGCTTCTTGCTCGACTTCAGAGATTTCCCCTGTTTTAATGTCTATAGAGATGTTCTCTCCGTAAACTTCAGATAGTTCTTTTTTAAATTCTTCTCTCTTAACGTACTGATCGTTGATCTGTCTAAGTACGTCAGATTTCTTAAATTCAAATTCAGTTACCAACTGTCCTAATGCTTCGTTAGCCTTTACAAAGAAT